CAACTTTATCACCACTACCATCAAAATTAAAACAACCTGTGCCAAGCTTTTCATTCGTTGTATCAAGTGTCACATTTGTATTTACACCATCTGCTGAACTTCCTAGTGAATCAGAAACTCTATCTAATTTTAACCCCTGTAATCTTTTTGCTCCTAAATTCTTAATTGTCAATTTCTAACTCCTTATCATAACATACTTCATAATATTCCATATCTGGTGTTAAGGCTGGGAAACAACCATTGTCCAATACTTGTGGTTGTACTTGATCAGTTCTTGTATAACTGCCACTAAATACAGATTGTTCTTCATTACTATAATCTAATGTCATTGTCAAACCAACTGCCACCAATAATAAAATTGGTATTGCGAATATTAAAACCTTGTTATTCATTATACTGCTGTACCTCTTTCTTTCCAAATTTTCATACTTTGTGAAACACCGATTGAATACTTTATATCGTCATTATGATTACCTGTTGTAAAGTTTGTACCGTCATTTGCTATTCCATATCTTGTTTCATTTGCTGAAGCACTAGATGATGTATGTGCAATTTCAACATAGGTACAAGCACCTGAACACCCTGAATCACTTGACGAGCCACCCAATGTACCACTTGCATAAATTCCAAGTTTATCATCGGCTTGTAGTACGAATGGTGTAAATGAATCGAATGTCATTGTTGTAAAGTTTGCAGTATTACCACTACCACTACCACTTGATGATACTGATGATATTGGTATAGATTCAAGAACTGTAATAGTATTACTTGAATTTGCTTTAGCTAATTTTAGCACATCTGCCACACTTCCATTCTTACTCAAGTCAAAAGATATTGAATTAATTGTTTGACCAATCAATTCGTGATCAGCTTCAAACTTTTGTCCCATGAAATCAACCGACCAATTAGTTTGACCTGTATTCATGAGATATTCCCAAGCACCTGTACTACCTGTTGATTGTGAAGATGTTGCTTTTTCTGTCATTCTGTAAATTTTTCTAGTATCTGTTTCTTCATAGCGTGTTCCAACTGGCACGTTTGTTATGTTGTCCATTTCGTTTAGAGTTGGATCAGTTATATTATCCCAAATTTTTATATTCTCAATTTTTATATCTAGTTCACCACCACCACCACCATCTCTATTAGTGATTTTAAAGTATCTCAAGTTTTGTGGGTTGCCTGAAAACGTTCTTGTTGTAGTTGTGCTTGGTGTGCCTGTTCTTGCTGATGTTGAATAACTCTCTATTGTTAATTTATTTGAAGCAGTTCTTTTCATTCTAAGATAGAGTTGTGGTGTACCTGTTATGGCAATACTTGTTGTTGTTGGTGCTAACGTTCCCTCAAGTTGACTATCAGCTTCAACCAACACAATCGCATTGGTAGCTGACTCACCATATAGAATCATTCCCAAAAAGTCTTTGTTTGTACTATCTAAAACAGTAGTATCACAGTCATACATTCCAATATGTGTCCAAAGACCAGAATTAGCAGTATAAGCTGTTATTTTAACATCAAGGTCAATTACCCACGCTGTATCAGATAGTTCATTTCCACTTCCTAAATCATGTGCAATTTGAAGATTAGTAGTTACATTATCATTATTAGCTATAATTGCATTTTCACTTGTATTAACTACAAAAGCCGAATTTGTGCTTGTCCAACCTGATGTGCTTGTAAAATCAGAAGTAAATGTTGTTGTTTTTAGTGATGTTGAACTTCCTTGAATCCTTCCACCACTTAGGTATTCTACCAATTCGATAGTCCCCTAAGCCAACTGTACTTCTACAGCTGATCCGTTTTTGTGTATTACTGTAAATAAACCTTCGTTGTTAGTATCAATCTTTTTAATATAAACTTCCCTTTCACCAACTCCACTTGCTTCTGTTCCTACTGCTACACCTACATCAATTCCTGTTCCTGAAGTTCCTGTTCCTGCGTAAGATGTATTTGTTGAGTTTACGAATGGATATGTTAAACTTGAACCTCCACCACCATCACCCCAAACTAATCCTGATGTTTGTGAACTGTCAGCTTTCAATACTTTGTCATTTGCACCTACAGGTAATCTAATATTTGCTGATCCTGTGTGAACAAAAATATCACCCTTAGTAGTTAATGGACTTGAATCTACAACTTGCCAAGTGTTATCACCTCTCAAAAATGTTGTTGCATCTTTAGTTCCTGTTGCTGTTAATCCTGTTGTTGCTGGTAATCCAGTACAACTTGTTAATACACCTGCTGATGGAGTTCCTAATGCTGGTGTTACTAAAGTTGGACTTGTTGCAAATACCAATGAGCCACTTCCTGTTTCATCAGATATTCCTGTTTTTAATTCTGCTGATGTTCCTGTTAATGTGTTATCTGTTAAATCTATTGATTTATTTGTTAATGTTTCAGTAACATCTTTTAAAGCGGTATTGTTTACTTTGTATGATTTTCCACTTGGTACATTAACGTGTTCAGTTGATGTAAAGTTTGAATTTGTACTGTCCCAAAGTATTGATTTGTCAGTATCAGAACCAGCCTCAATTATTATACCAGCACCGTTTGCTGTTGAATTTGAAGGACTTGATACCTTAGCAATTTCTATGGTTTTATCTTCAACCTCTAAAGTAGAAGTATTAAGAATTGTGTTAGTTCCGTTTACAGTTAAATCGCCTGATAGTGTTAAATTAGCTCCTGTTGCTGTCCCTGTAAATGCTGGACTTGCTAATGGAGCTTTTGCATCTAATTGTGTTTGTGCATTACTTGATAATGTATTAATATGTTGAAATTCTGTTGAAGTAACTGTGCCATCTGCAATTTTTGTTGCATCTATTGTTCCTGCTAATTGACCGCTTGTAATTCCTGCTGATGATGATAATTCTGCTGTTGTTATAGTTCCTGTTAATCTTGCTAATGGTAAAGTTCCTGTTGTAATTTTACCTGCATCTACATTTGCACTTGCAACTAAGTTTGCAATACTACACTTTCTAGGATTCTTTGATCCTGTAGGTGCATCTACGACATATACTAAATCATCTGTTGTTGGACTTGTAATTTCTGTTAGTGCTGTTAGATCTGTCATAAAAATTTACCTCGAAATCACTCCTTGATTACGAGTTTAATGGTAGATTCCGCTTTACATTCCCTGCAAGTTAGTTTCTCACCATCTTGATAAGAAAATACAAAATGTGGAGTATTACACACTATCTCGTATCCCTTTGTATTTGTCCCTGTTACTTCAGGACAATAAAACCAATATCCCGGTACGCTTGAGTCAATTCCTTTAACCCAACATTTACCATTTTCATCAGGCTCACTTTCAAAGAAACCAATTTCTTCGTTCCAAAAGTATTCCCTACCTGAAGAATCACGTTGAACGGTCTTAGAAATTCTAGCAATATCTTCTTCTGCTTGTTTTCTTAGAACGTCTTTTGGGGTGTTTTTATCAAACTGTGGCATTATACTAAATTAGATATTAATTAGTATATAAGTATTTTGCAAGGGTAAGCCCAAAAACATATAAAATATATAAAATATATATGATATATAACCACTTGAAAATTTATTCTATGACTATGGGTTAGAGTCGCCTTGAATACCTAAAGTATAAGTATCTAATACTGCTGAAGCACTAGAACCTACTACATATTTTACCCAAAATCCTTTGTAATCACCTGCATCAAGACTTCCTAATGCTAGTCCACCTGCATAATTTGCTGGTGCTGTAAATGTTTCACCGCTTGGTGCTGTTGTTTCGTTTGTAACTGTTTCAGCTGCGGTGTTTTTTGCTTCACCCGCAAGTGCCAAATATACATCTGTATCGCCTGAAGCAGTTTCTACATCTATATAAAATTTAGGATTGATATATGTAAGTGAACCGTGTTCATTTTTGTAATAATAAGCATGATAAATTGTTATTCCTGTAGAGGCTTCTGCACTTGTAATATCGTCCATATCGTTATTTAGAACGTTTGTGGTTATAATTCCACCTGAAGCTGTACTCATAGCACCGCCTATAGCTGCGTTTGGATCAGTATTACTTGCTCCACCTGAAAGTCTTATTTTAATATCGGAAGCTGCTATTGCCATGTGTAATCTATTTTCTTTTAGTATTTAAGTATTATTAGTATCATCTTCAGAAGGCTTAACAGGTGGGGGTGAAATTGGCTTTATTATACCTAATTCCTTTCGTATCCAGTTAAATTCGCCCCTAAAAGTATCAAATTTTTGATATATATGGAAATAATATAATGCTCGATTATACCAAATTTTATTCATGGTTTGACTATAATGATTAGTCTATATTAATCTTTGTTTGATCGATTGAATACCATCTACAAGCCCCACAATCGAAGGTGTGTTCTATAAAAATGCCTTTTTGAATCAATGATTTAACAATTACAGTTGCTACCCCACTAGAACTTATGTTGATATATATGTCGTCTTTGGTAAATTGTTTATGTTTCATTCCATATTCAATTATCCTGTCCCTAAGTTTTAGTTTAGGTGAATCATTGAAAACTTCTGATCTATCTGATTTAATTATAGAGCCGTTTAAACTATCATCTTCTATAAATGACAACCTAATTTTCCTCCATAAGCATTAAATGATACTGTGATAGTTCCCGGTTTAGAGTGAACGCCTTTGTTTCTGTGTTCAAACCAACTATCCCTTCCTCTAATTATACTATTACTAAATGTTCCTGTATTTCCCAAAACTATCTCTTTTTCTACATAGTCGTTTTCTGTAAATGAATAATCATATACAATTTGTTGAGTTATGAATTTTCTGTGCAAGTGTCCCATGAGGAATACATCTGCATAGTTATTTACCTTCATATCTTCAAGTGGCTTTTCTAGTGCCTGTGAACTTCCAAATCCATGTGCTACAAATAATTTCCATCGTCTTAATGGCTTTTCATGAAAACTAACCTGAAGTCCTACCCAACCTTTACTTCCTAAATATTTTATACCTTGATTATCAAATATGCTTTTCATTCTATAATGATCAATATGCTTATCCATATATTCATGGTTTCCTGCTAATCCATACCAAATTTTAGGTGCTAATCCTTTTTCTATTAGTCGTTGATTTATGTTAAATAATGGCTTGTGATGTTCTTCCCATTCCTGAATTTCCTTCGTAAGTGAAGGAACAGGATCGCTAGATTCTAATGTATAACGCTTATCCCACGGCATGATGTTATTCCATTGATCCCCACCAAAAGCGGTGTATCTAAGTGGATCATCTAATACGGCTTGTAGCCTTTTATTACATAAGTCAATATCACGCTTTGGATCACCAAAGTGTTCATCGCTGAATACTTCAAGATCTATTGTATCGTCTATTTTTTCTAATTCTATATTTATGAAATTTGAATCCATTTCTATACTATCTCTAAATAGTCCTCAATATAAAGGTTGTTAAAAAATTAGGAGGTTTGGTTGATATAGATATAAGCATTTAACAGTTTTTCTGTAAATGCTGATACAATCATACCAAATTTTTGAGAGTCTTCTGCTTCATTAGGTAATTTTTCTTTTATGTGTTGAACTGCTATTGCTTCCAATCTTGATACTACAGATAGTGCCTTTGATTCTGCTAATGACATATCATTACAAGTTCCCCAATTTACGTTGCTTTTTACCGTATATGTTTTAGGTACAAAGTCCGAGTATTGAGTATTTGTCATGTCTATTACGTCAAATTTAGGATCTAATTCTTTTGCTTTGTTGGATAGTTCTATGATTGCTTTACAAGCTGATTTCCTTGCAGGAACGCTTTCTTTATCATTTTTTAATATACCCCATGAAGTTTTTAATTCTTTCATTAAGTCCACGATAGTTTGTTTCGTCATTGATATATCATATATAATCCTCAATATAAACCTTTAGAAAAATAAAAAAAAGAAGGGTTGTAGCCTTATTAAGCAGCTACGAGGTCGTAATAAGCCATGCCACCGTTCTTGGCTTTGACTTTCTCACTAGGACACTTTACTTTGAAAGTTTCCCCATCCTCAAGTGCCTTCCTTAAATCTGCATCTACCAACTTACTTACTACTGCTCTACGTGTAGTGTGGATTTTTGATACTGTTGTACCATCTTCCTTTTCCCATTCTTCAGCTGTAGAAATCTTTACACCCGGAGTTTCTTCCCCATCCTTAGCTGTGTAAGGTGAGTCTTCGACTCCTGTGATGGTGAATACTTTATCACCGATTTCAGATAGATTTATGGAATCACCTGATTTTTGTCCAAACTTGTTAAAATCCGACATGGTATTATATAAAATAATGATCAATATAAGTCTTTTGATTTTCTTATTTTTTGTAAAGACTTATATATGTCGCTAATAATAAGTTGGTATGGCAAGACCATCAAATCCTAATAGAGTATCAACTCCAATTAGTATTCACAAATCACAAAAACTAAGGTTGCGTAAATATGCTCAACCTGATGAAAAACGAAAAGGTTATGAAAGCGATTCTGTAGTGCTTGAAAGAATCTTACAAGAATACGAAAAAAATCATCCAGTTAATTGTGAACCAAAAAGCACGTATGCTACAAAAGACAAATCTATCTAGTATTCTGCTTCTTCCATTTCTTTTAATCTAACCTGTTGTTCTTCTTCTGTAAGACCATGCCAAATTTTTCTACATACAGGTGAATCAAAAAATATTTTTTGCCTACCTTTATATCTTGATGGTAATTCTCTATTACAAGGGCATTTGCACCTTAGAATCTTTTCTTTACGTTTCACGAAGATCCCTAATTAAAATGTTTCTTCTGATCTTCCTTTGATTTTACGTTTGTTCCATTTTCGTATTCTTCATGATTTTTTTGCTTGTGCTGTCTATCTAATTCTTCTTTTATTGTATCTGAAACCGTCTTTTCTTCTTTAACTGGATTATAAATAGGATTATGAATACCTGTTGTACTTGTGGTTGTTCCTGCTGGAGCAATATTTTTTAATAGTGCTGATCTAACATCAAATGAAAGATTTCCCCAATTTTGTTTGTTATATAATGTTGGTAAATTACATGATTTTAATATTTGAACTCTATCTACGTTTGTCATTGTATCCCAATGTCTTCCCTCCAAAAGTTCTGATTTTTTAAATACGTCATTCTTTGCAACAGGGTAAACCCTACCTTCAGAATGTACTAAAACTCTTTCACCATTTAAACCTGAAATAACTCCTGATTTTTGATATTCAGCAAAAACTACTGGATCTCTAATGTGAAATACGCCTTTTATTAAATTATATCTATGTTTATATACCTTTTGTGCCTCTTTTGTGTTAGATTCCTTTTCGCCCCTTACACTTGGCATAGGACTTCTTGTTAGACTCTCTTTATCTTCATCTGGATCAATTTTCATTTTTTTACCGCCTACAGTAATCCATTCTTCAGATTCTTTATTAGGATCATCCTTTTGTGGGTTAGATGGCATATTGAAATTATATATACTTGGTATTTAAGTATTTTGTATTCTCATTCACCTTGATATTCCCCAATACTTTGAATTGACCAAAGATCAGGTACTTCTTGCATAAATTCAACCTTTTGTTGACCAAAAACTGCTAATGCAAGGCTATCACTATAGTCATCAGCGTGTTCACTACGCACTTTTGGTTGCTGATCCTTGAATTTTCCATGATCCCAATACATATATGATAATTGTTCAGTAAGTTTGTCCTTATCATAGTCAGGTAAAAGTGAAAGATTAATTAATCTACCTGCTCCTTTTGGGTTTATTTCTTCAAATAATCGTTCTAAATTTACATATAAGTTTACTTTATCTGATTTGAAGTTTATTCCGTATAGATTCATATCTAGATCTAGGTCTTTACATAAATCCATTAAAGTGTCCCCCATACCTGTTTCATCAATATATATTCTTCTTAGCCCATATATACGGTTATATTCTGCAATTTTTTTAGCAAGTTTGGGTTGTTCTGTAGTTAATTCTGAATAGGTTTCTACAGGGTAAACTACGTCTTGCCTTACACCGACAATGGTAATTACTGTTTCATCAGCACCTTTTCCACTTGTATCCACCCCTGCATCGTAATATTCAAATTGTGGTCGTGTTATAGGCGTAAGTGCTTCTTGAAGTAAATTATATGGTATTAAACTATTTCCACCATCAAGAAATTCCCCATATATTTCTTGGCGTTCCGCAGCTTTAGTAGTGCCTTTGATTAGTTTTAATACTTGTGGATCGCTGGCGGCTAGAGGGTTATCAAACGTAGTAACGTGAAATTGAGTCCACGGGAACTTTTCTTTATCACTATGTCCTTCTATCGGTTTTGGCTTACCATGTTCATATATAATGTGTGATTCCATACATGAGGTAAAGAATTGCCCTGACTTGCCTTTTGGCGTACTTGTTAGTAATATATGAGGTTTTGTGGTTACGGTAGATGGCAAAAAGGCATCAAATACCACTTGGGGTATATAAGCTGCCTCGTCCAATATAGCATAATGAACGGTAAAACCCCTAAGTGAATCACCTGTATCACCTATTGGTCTTACAATAAAGTTAGTTCTACCTGAACCATCATACCATTCTAAAGTAATTTCTGTTTTAATTTCCCTTGAAACTTTCTTACTTAGTGTAGGACTCATGTGTATAAACTCACTAATCTTTGATAAAATTAAATGAGCCTGATCTTTAGATAGTGAAGCAATAACTACATTAGCCACACCTGTATCAATATTACTTGCAAATAATGGTGCAAAATAAGCGAAATGTATAGCTTTCAAAGCTGCGTTTGTGGATTTACCAACCTGCCTACCTGTTCTATATACTATAAAGCGATCATAACAATCTAAAAAAACTTTGTTATATTCAAATACATTAAAGCCTAAAAACTGATCTACAAAAATTGAACATCTTTTAAATGAATTTACTAATAATCTTGCATATTCTACAGGATCTTTGATATATTCAACAGGTGGTAGTTTTCTAAGACTCATCTAGTAATTCCCTACTAAGTTTAACTGTCTTGGCTATATCGTGTTTTTGATCTTCAGTTAATGTTTCTTTTTGGGTTATTTCTACTGTTTCTCTTTTTGTCTTAATTTCGCTAATAACCTTACCCAAATTGGTAAGTGAGTTTATACGCTTTGTTACTTCAGGATTTAGTTCCCCATGTTGATCCTCTAAACTTTCAAAGAATATGAGTTTTTCAAAATTATTATGAAATTCTGCTTCCATTAAATCAAGTGTTCTACCTCCTGTTTGATCTACTATTTTAGCAATATCTTTTCTAATTACACATAAAGCACCAGCTTCAAATTTTGGACATATACCATTCCCACCTAGTTCTTGTGGTCTATATGGACAACCATCACATTCAGGTGGAAGGTTTCTAGCAAAATTTAAATTTTTAACATTTGGTGGCACTTTTTTTGGTAGTGTTCTTTTATCAATAACTATTTCTTTTTCCCCTGTTTTTAAGTCCTTTTTTTCTATTAACTTTACCATAGATATATATTCTTATTACTTAGTATTTAAGGCTTTTTGCTGTTCAGCTAATACTAATTTTTCATATAAATCTGATTCATAATCTTCTAAATTGACCTTATGTGCCTTTAGTTTACCATCCCATGATATAACAATTATTACACCCTGTTTAATTTTTTGACCAGTGCAAAATTCCCACATTTTTCCATAAGCACAAAGTTGAACAAAATAATTTTTACTTTTACATTGTGATTTTGATTTTGGTTTTCTACTATTCTTAAAATCAACTATTGATGGCTCACCATCATATTCTGCTACACAATCGGCAGTTCCCGCAAGTTCTAATTCATCACTATATAATTTTACTTCCGTGCCTTGTATGTTATTTACGTGTTCAGTCAAATGTTTAGAAAGTGGATCAAATAATATTCCTAGATCGATCTCATAATCACCAGCGATCCATTTACCTATAACTTTATTTTTTAGAAATGTTTCTGCCATGTGATGTATTTGGTTTCCTACGTTCATGCTTGATTGACCAATTTCTTCACACCTTATTTCTGCTTCTGCTTCTGTTATTCCTTCGTCCCTAGCAACTTTAGCTACCCAAAAAGGATACCACTCACGATTATCTAATAATTTTAAAACTGTTGTAATACTTGGGTAAATTTTACCTGCTTCTGTTTTATAAAAATGTCCTTCTTCTGTATGTTCAGTTTCTACAAATGGACGAACAATCTCGGCTTTCTTATGTGTAAACATTAATATACATAGTAATACCTTCAATATAAAGGTATGTTTAAGGAAATAGAAGACAGATTGGATATAACAAATGACTTGTTGCGTAAAATTGAAAGGCATTTAAGAGATTTAACACTACCGCCTGATATAGTAGATTGGGCTAATAAATTATCAGTTGCAAAAAAAGACTTTCCTGATTCCTATATATCAGATTTTTCTATTCCTGATGATGATTAAGCAAGTTCTGAATCTGTCAAACCTTCTTGTACTCTAGAATTTTTAATATTATCATCAAAGTAATCAATATCATTTTCCCCTGCCTTTACTAAGGTTACTCCGCTAGGATAATTATATTCAAGTTGTCTAACTGTTATAGCCGTACCACCTGATAAAACTAAGTTTGTTTGCCCCTGTTTTCGTTTTAATTCTTTGAGTACATGATTATATCTAACATGATGAAATGGTGCTTGTGATGAAATTACATATTTTTTGGGTGATATATCTTTTACTAGATCACCTCTAAATTTTACAGCGTAAGCCGTTGCAATAATATCAAGATCGGTATTATGTGATATTTGTTCAAGATGACCTCTAAGTGTTCTTCTTACCCCTTTTGAAGGTGTATTATTATATCTTTGTGGGTTAGTTCCCGATCTTCCTGAAAATATAACTTCATTAACAAGTTTAGTATCATTATCTTCTGTAGCCAATATATTATATTTTATAACACTACCATTCTGATCAAATATATAATCAGTATCATGTCCATCTTCAGTTTCGATTATGATGTTATTTCTAGGCGTTATATACATTATACATTTTGATAATAATAATAAAATTTGAGTAAATTGCATAAACGATCCTACCTGATATATATGACCTAATGGGTTTGTACTTGAATCTGTTTTAAAGTCATCCTTTGATCTTACTTTAAAATCTGAATCTATTTCATCTACTGCTGATTGAAGTATGGTCTTATATTGAGCATCACCAGCCCAACTTCCTCCACTAGCAAGTGTACCTAATTTCCAATAATTATCATCTACTGTCCAAGTATATCCATTATCAACATCAACACCTAATCTTCCAGCCGTAAACCTCCATGATATGCTTTGGCACTTTACTTTTTTTCTTTTTACTTCATTTTGTACTTTTCTAACCCTGCCATTAAACTTCATAATTTGAACAACAGGTTTTGATAATCTAAGTTTTTTTGAATCTGCACCGTTTAAACAAGCACCTCCATATACTCTTATAGCATGAATCTGTCCCTTAAAATCAGAACTGCTTGTATGTGAAGCATCGCCAAATGTCATAGCTGTACTTGAAGGTTGAAAATCTGTAGCAACTGTTGTTGAAATTTCCTCCTGCCCATTTACAAATGCCTTTAATATATTTTTGTCATCACGTTTTACTCTTATAAGAACAGGGTGTCCTGTCATAATTTTACCTGTGTTTGTCCCTGTTTGTGTTACTGCTGAACCACCGCCATATCTAAGAAATACTTTCCATGAACTGTTTGTTCCGTTGTTTCCAGTTATTCCTATTTCCAATCCTGTATTCCCTGAACTGTAAAAAGACCAAAGTATAGGCTCATCACTACCATCATGTAATTGGGTTGTATTGGGTGTAAACCAAATCCATATATCAAACTGTTTTGATATATCTATGTTAGTTGTATTTGCACTTACTACAGAAACTCCCTGTCCGTTTGAAGCGAAATCAAGTGCATAGTTGCCTTTAAATCTTCCTGATGATACCTTTACAAATCTAGATTCTGCTGGATCAGTTGGATCATGATTGTAGCCTGATTCATCTAAAGCGGATAATTGCATTTGATATGCACCTCTTAAATAAGATGTATCAACTATGTCTTGTAAAAATTTTATTTCATAATTTTGACCTATATCATCTTGCATACCAAAAATTGCTTCTAAGGTATCTGGCTTTTTATCGCCTTCTAATTTTAATTTTGTTTGATAAGGATACAAATGTGATGTTTTTGGACTACTTTCCAAATCAGTTACAACGGCTTTAACGATAGGCAAGTTAAGTCACCGTTACATATATACCGTAAGATTCTTTTCCTTCACCTACAGAACCAGTTACACCTGTTACATATACTCTATATTGACCTGATGGTAAGCTTCCAATTATTTTACTTGTACTTACACTTCCTGTTTCTAGCCTAGTATAACTACCTCCTGAAGATATGTTTTTATAATATATGGCATATTGAGTGATCGAAGAATCCCCAGATTGTGTAGGAGCATCCCAGCTTAACGACATAGAACCTGAACTCCCTGTTCCTGATAAATTATTTGGTTGTGATGATCCATCTTGTTCAAATATAGTAGCTACAGTTCCTTCAAGAAATTTACAACTTGCATTAAATGTAAGGTTTTCACCATCAGCAGTATCAAAGTGGAATTGTGAAAATGTTCCTTGAAATATTAGATTTTTTTGTTTATAAGTTGATTCAGTTCCATCATATTCAATTACTAGTTCATAAGCATCATTAACACTTTTTGCCCTGAAATAAGTTCTGATAAAATCAATTTGTTCTTGTACCGTTTTTACATTTGCTGTTCCTGTAAAATGTAAAAGTATATCTTCCCCACCATGATCATCTTCATTAGAATTATTTTCTACTAGCCTTGTTGTTGATTCATCTATTAATTTCCATCCTATATTTATTGCTGAACTATTACCTTCAATTTTTATAAGTATTGCTTCTTCTGAATCTTCTTCAGGTAAAGGTGCTGGTGAAACAGGTGAATTAATATCATAGCTGATTCTTTTGAAGTTTCCTAATTCATATATGAATAGTGTATCACCT